CTTCCCGGCAAAGCCGGCGGGAAACCTTATACGCTGCCCTCCCGCGCGCAAAGCAACGTGCAGGTACACTTTTCCCCGCAGGTTACCGTGCAGGGAAGCGGCGCGAATGCCGCCAAAGATATCAACAACGTGCTGTCGCTGAGCAAACGCGAGCTGGAGAGAATGATTAACGATGTCATGGCGCAACAACGGCGCCGGGAGTACGCATAATGTATGCCGTATTAGGCGAAATAGAATTTGACGTCGTCGCTTACTGGGACGAATTTGAAAGCACGATGGGCGTGGATTATACCTGCCATGCCCGTATTGAAGGGAAACCGGGCGTACAATTTATCGGCGATAAGCTGGACAAAATCACCCTGAAATTCAACTTTCATAGTCAGTATTGCCAGCCGACCACCGAGCTGAACCGTCTGCGGGAAGCCATGACCGCGCACCAGGCGATGGCGCTGGTGTTCGGCAACGGCGATTATCGCGGCTGGTTCGTGATTACCGATCTGACCGCTACCCACCAACACACCGATCCTTACGGTAACGTTATTGCCCAAGGCGGCAGTCTGTCGCTACAGGAGTACACCGGCGATCCGAAGAGCCCGTTGCTGCCTCCGGCCATCACCACCCAGGAACCGAACATTGACGAGATGTTGGATGAGCTTCCCGACGTTAGCGATTCCTGGTTCGATGAACTGCTGAGCGCCGTTGAAGAGGGTATGCGTGAAGCCAAAGAGATGATGGATGAGGTGGCCGACGCCATTGATGACATCAAAAAAACGATCGCCCAGGCGAAAGAGCTGGTGAAGGAAGCCAAAGCGCTGAAAGAAAAATGTGGCGATATCGTCGATTCGCTGAAAAAAACCATGAGTTCGATAGACGCGCTGTTCCAGCAGCCGCTGGATTTGCAAACGCTGGCCGGGCTGCCGAAAGCGCTGGCGGCAAAAATGCAGGAACTGATCGACAGCCTGCCGGGGATCCGCGAATGCGCGGGCGATGCCGGCACGCTTATCGAACACGCCGAATCGCTGTTTGACGCCATCACCAGCAGCGTCGCGGAAGCGACTTACGACAGCGCCGCGACGCTGGTCAATCAGGCGCGCGGCACGCTGCAAACAAGCGCTCCTGACGTGAGCCAGCTTGCCGCCGCCGATATTACGAGGAGTCTGTAATGCGCTACCTTGAACATGTCACCACCGACGGCGAACGCTGGGATAATCTCGCCTGGCGCTATTACGGCGATGCGCTGGCCTACGAACGCATCATCGCGGCCAATCCGCACGTCGCTATTATGCCAGTTTTGCCGTCAGGCGTGCGGCTGATCATCCCGGTTATCAGCGTCACGCAAACGACCCCGGAGCTACCGCCATGGCTGAGATAACGGTATCCGGCGGGGTGTTCGCCACCCTGACGCCCATTTTTACCCTTTGGTACGGACATAAAGAGATCACTTACGACATCGCGCCTTATGTCACCAGCATCAGTTACAGCGACAGCATTAAAAACGAGTCGGATGTTATTGCCATTGCGCTGGAAGATAGCGCCGGGCGCTGGGTAAACGAATGGTATCCGGGAAAAGGCGACACGCTGGCGCTGCGCCTGGGCTACCAGGGCGAAGATCTGCTCGATTGCGGAACCTATATCATTGATAAAATTGATATCAGCGCGCCGCCTTCGACGGTCAATATCGACGGTATCGCCACCTCGGTCAGCAAAGCGCTACGCACCAAAAACAGCCAGGGCTTTGAGGAGACGACGCTTTCCGCCATCGCCAGTCGCATCGCGCAAAAACACGGTTTAACGCTGGCGGGCAAGATTGCGCCGCTGACGATTGATCGGGTCACGCAATATGCCGAAACCGATGTGGCGTTTCTCAAACGGCTGGCGAGTGAATATGGCTATACCGTGAAAGTGACGGCGACGGAGCTGATCTTTTCGCATCTGCCGACGCTACGCTGCCTGGCACCGGTGAAGACGCTCAGGCGGACGGATATTTCGCACTACACGTTCAAAGATACCATCAACCGGATCTACAAAAACGCCACCGTGCAACATCAAAATAGCAAGCAAAAAGAACTGGTTATCTACACCCATGACAGCCAGGAAAAAGCCCCGACGCGCGGTGCGGCGACCAGCGCCGATACCCTGAAGATTAACAGTCGCGCTCCGGATACCGGCGCGGCGCAGGCTAAAGCCAATGCCGCGCTGGACAGTCACAACGAATACCAGCAAACCGGCACGCTCAGCATGATGGGCTGCCCGCAGTTGACGGCGGGCAACAAGATAGAACTGAGCGATTTTGGCGTACTTTCCGGGCAGTGGCTGATTGATAAATCCATGCACAAACTCACGCGCAGCGGCGGCTACACTACCGAAATCGACATTTCACGCGGACCGGCAACCAGTCAGTAAGGAGACAATATGAAAGGCGTTACCCGCCAGACGGGCATTATCAGTGATATTGATGAGGCGGTCGTGCGCGTCAGAGTCACTCTGCCGGAGTGCGATAACCTGCGCAGTAACTGGCTTGCGGTGCTGCAACGCAACACGCAGGACAACAAAGATTACTGGTTGCCGGATATTGGCGAACAGGTGGAGGTTTTGCTCGACGACAACGGCGAGGATGGGGTGGTGCTGGGCGCGGTCTACTCCAGCGTGGATACCGCGCCGCTGGCCTCGCGCGACAAACGCTACGTGCAGTTTTCCGACGGCGCGGCCTTTGAATATGACCGTGCGTTACACCAGCTCACCGTCAACGGCGGCATAGAAAAAATCGTCATTGAAGTGAAGGAACGTACGCAGCTTACTTCACCGCAAGTAGAGGTCAGGGCGCAGCACGTCACGGTGATATCAGAAACCGTAGACGTGGCGGCCACCTCCGTGGGCGTCAAGGCGGTAGATGTCAACGTGGAAGCGCCCCATACGGGCATTAAAGCGCTGAATGTCACCGTCGATGCGCCGCTCAGCACCTTTACCGGCGACGTTACCGTGATGAAAAAACTCACCTGGCTTGGCGGTATGGCAGGCAGCGGCGGCGTCGGAAACAGCGCGGTGATTACCGGCAACGTGAATGTCCTCGGCAACGTTAACGCCAGCGGTTCAGTGATGGACAGCGGCGGCAACTCCAACCACCACTCTCACTAACCTGCAAATTGCTGCTGGATGGTGGCTTCGCCTTATCCAGCCTGCAAAAGGTGCATAAACACCGGCCCGGTAAGCGCAAAAGCGCCACCGGGCAAATTGCTGGAGGATATTTATTTTCAGCGCAACGTGATTAGTCCCTTTTCGCGCGCTATTTCCGATGAAAATGTAATCACTTTGCGCTGCAAATATTGCATATATGTATATTGGAAAACTAACGCTATTTTTTACTTTAACTTCGCCCTGTTTACATAAAATCTGCTGTTCAGGAATGATCCTCTCAGTTTTGTCTGGTAGACTTCGCTGAATTACAACTTCTTGATTGCTATAATGATAAAATTATTTATAAAGTACGTTTCGATAGGCGTACTTAATACTGCTTTGCACTGGGCTATCTTTGCCCTTTGCGTCTATGGATTTCAAACAAGTCAGGCTTTGGCAAACGTAACGGGCTTTGCTGTCGCTGTCAGTTTTAGTTTTTTCGCTAACGCCCGGTTTACCTTTGGAGCCAGCGTATCAACCGGACGTTATTTGCTGTACGTCGGTTTTATGGGCGTGCTGAGCGCCGTCGTGGGATGGACAGGCGACAAGTGTGCTATGCCTCCCATTTTTACGCTCATTGTATTTTCCGCAATTAGCCTTATTTGCGGATTTTTATATTCCAGATTCATTGTTTTCAGGAATGAGAAATGAAAATTTCATTAGTGGTTCCCGTCTTTAATGAAGAGGACGCGATCCCTATTTTCTATAAAACGGTCAGAGAATACAGTTCACTTAAACCTTATGACGTTGAGATTATCTTCGTTAATGATGGGAGTCACGATGCGACTGAATCAATCATCAGCGCATTAGCTGTTGCCGATCCTCTTGTTGTTCCGATCTCATTTACCCGCAATTTTGGTAAAGAACCTGCACTTTTTGCCGGATTAGATCACGCGACCGGAGATGTGGTGATCCCTATCGATGTTGATTTACAAGATCCCATCGAAGTAATCCCACATTTGATCAATAAATGGCAGGCTGGTGCAGAAATGGTGCTGGCTAAGCGTATCGATCGTTCAACGGATGGCCACCTGAAGCGTAAAAGCGCTGAGTGGTTCTACAGGCTGCATAACAAAATCAGTACGCCAAAGATTGAAGAGAATGTCGGTGATTTTCGATTGATGTCGCGCGAGATTGTAGAAAATATCAAGCTATTACCAGAACGTAACCTTTTCATGAAAGGTATACTTTCATGGGTTGGAGGTCAAACAGATGTTGTCGAATATGCCCGTGCTGAACGTGTCGCAGGTAGCTCAAAATTTAATGGCTGGAAACTCTGGAACCTGGCGCTGGAGGGGATTACAAGTTTTTCTACTTTCCCTTTGCGTATCTGGACGTATATAGGAGTGAGCGTTTCTGCCCTCTCCCTGATATATGCCATGTGGATGATCATTGATAAATTGATGTGGGGAAACCCTGTTCCTGGTTATCCTTCGCTTATGACCGCGATTCTCTTCTTAGGCGGCATCCAGCTTATCGGCATAGGCATCATGGGTGAATATATCGGACGCGTTTACACGGAGGTAAAGCAAAGGCCTCGCTATATCGTGAAAAACAAAAAAACAATGATGGAATAATGATTACTATGCTCAAGATATTACCGAAAACGGCGATGATACTACTGGCTTTTTTGGCCATTTTTCTTATTGAATGGTATACCCCCATTCACTCTGATGATTACCGCTATTACCTTTTAGGAATTTCGCCGGAATCACATTTTCATCATTATATGACATGGAGTGGCAGGATTATAGCTGATTACACCAGCGCACTCATCCTGTATACACGTTCTCAACTCGTGTATTCCATCAGCGCTGCCGTTTCGACACTGGTATTTTGTTATTTCATTGTGAAGACACCCTCAGGTACATTACGCTGGAATAAATCCGACTACTTATTATTCCCACTAATATTCTTCACTTACTGGATTTCGAACCCGAATTTGGGTCAAACCACTTTCTGGATCGTTGGTGCTGCGAATTATTTGTGGACGAATCTGTTCGTTGTTGCATGGCTGTTCTTCTTTTACACCATAACAATAAAAAACAGTAAAGCGATCAGCCCGTGGGTTGCATTACTAAGTTTTATGGCAGGCTGTTCCAATGAAAGCGTCTCACCTTTCGTCTCGCTTATTTCTGTTCTGGCCATTGCATACGAGTTATGGCAAAACAAATCTGTTTCGCGCAATAAGATAGTTTATAGTCTCTGTGCAATCGCAGGTTCATGCGTATTGATACTTTCTCCGGGCAATTTCATCCGCGCCAGCGGCAAAGAATTCTGGTATGGAAGGCCGATTTTTGAACGTATTTTCATTCACTTAACAGAACGCGTTCATAACCATCTGGCGCTGATCTGGATAGCTTATGTTGTTTTGTTATTGCTGGTCTTACTGGTCATATTCAATAAGCAGATTCGCGCCAAAATTGATAAAACGTCCCTTATCTGCGCTGCGTTAGTCGTATGTATAGGTATTAGCACTTCCTTAATTATGTTCGCGTCGCCATCCTACCCCGATCGGGTTATGAACGGTACGTTTATGTTTTTCCTTTTAGCTATCTCCTTCATCGCTTACGCCCTGTTGAAAAGCGGCGTTAAGGCTGGAGTCGTCGGCGTAACTGCCGTGACTGTTCTCTGTGGTATCGTATTCCTTTGGTCCTATTCATTGATGCTTAACGGTTATAAAAAAACGGCCGGACAGGAAATCGTAAGACAAAAAATCATTACTAAAGAAATAGCGGCAGGTAAACAGAAGTTTATCATCCCTGACTATTATTTCGTCAAGTTGCAAAATAGCGGTGGTCATTTTGGTTTATTCCATGATCCTGCTGTTTACGGCGAGTATTATCATGTACAAGCTATTTTCAAAAAGAAAGTCAATTTTGATTATTCTGTAATCGCTAATGGAGCGAAGCACAGCCTTTCCAATGAAACGACGGCTTATAGCAACACCCGCGGGGATTTCGCTATTATCAGCCGGGAGCAGCTAACGGGTTCGATCACACTCTCGGTTAATGGACGGCAGAAAACGACTCCAGTTGAAAAAATGAAGCACGCAGAAATCAATGATGAATTCTGGTACTACGCTTCTGTAGACAAAGGTGAAATTACAGCAATTTCATTTTAACTTTACGTAAAACGCGATCTTCGCCATTTAACAAAATGTGTATCAACACAGGCCCGGTAAGCGCAGAAGCGCCGCCGGGCAAAACACATTCTGACCCCGCCATCAATTATTTCCTTAAAGCGCTTTAATATCTCTCCCCCCGCCGGAAGGCGAAAATAGCCTCATGAACACGAAAACACGACCCTCGACCCTGCACTGGCAACCTGCCTTGCAACGTCCTGAAGAATACGTCTGCGGGCTGGATGATATTCATCAGGCAATACACATCATTCTGCGCACGCCGCGCGGCAGCGATCCCCACAGGCCGCTTTTTGGCAGCAATCTGTGGCGCTATATCGATTACCCGATCGAGCGGGCCATTCCGCACGTTGTTCGCGAATCGGTGGAAGCGATTCGCATGTGGGAACCCCGCTGCCGGTTGCTGAAGGTGACGCCGACGATTGACGGCGAACACCTGACGTTACGCGTGCAATGGCGCGCCGCAGACGGCGTAATCAACTCAACGGAGGTGTTATGGCGATAGCCGAACCCGACTTTATTGACCGCGATCCCGCGCAAATCACCAGCGAGATGATTGCGCAATATGAAGAAGCCAGCGGTAAAAAACTCTACCCGGCACAGGCTGAGCGGCTGCTCATTGACCTGTTTGCTTATCGTGAAAACCTTGTCCGCATCGCCATCCAGGAGGCGGCGAAGCAAAACCTGGTCGCGTATTCCCGTGCGCCCATGCTGGATTATTTAGGCGAGCTGGTTGGCGTTCATCGTCTACCCGCTCAGGCGGCGAAAACCACGCTACAGTTTTCTGTTACTCAAGCGGCTAAAAGTAACCTGGTGATTCCACAAGGGACTCGCGCCAGCGCGTCGGATAGCGTGATGTTCGCCACCGACGAAGATGTTGTGTTGCCTGCGGGCAGCCTGAGCGTTGCGGTAACTGCAACCTGTGTAGCGACCGGTGAATCCGGCAATAACTGGCAACCTGCGCAAATCAGCGCGCTGGTGGATCGGGTAGGCAATTACGATCTCAGCGTCACCAATCTGACGGCCTCAAGTGGCGGCTGCGGCGAAGAGAACGACGACGCGCTACGTAAACGCGTCCAGCTAGCGCCGGAAAGTTTCAGCAACGCGGGCAGCTATGGCGCCTATCGCTTCCATACGCTCTCGGTCAGCCAGTCGATTATCGACGTGGCGGTGCTGGGGCCGGATGAAGGGCTGGCGGAAGGCTGCGTGGAACTCTATCCGCTGACCCTGAACGGACTGCCGGGGCCGGAGCTTCTTGCCCAGATCGAACGGGAGGTGAGCAAAGAGAAAAAGCGCCCGCTAACCGATAAGGTGAGCGCTAAATGTTCTCCGCGCGTACCTTATCAGATCCGCGCCCGGTTGACGCTGTTTACCACCGCCGATCAGGAGACGACGCTTGCCGCCGCGCGTGAAGCGATTAATACATGGACGCGCTCGCGCCAGACCCGGCTGGGCCAGGACATTGTGCCAAACCAGATAATTAAAGTGCTGCAGGTTGATGGCGTTTACGACGTGGCGCTGGATATGCCCGCGAAAAAGGTATTGCAGGCACACGAATGGGCGGAATGCACGGCCATTGACGTGACGATTGCCGGGGTCAGCGATGGATAAACTGCTTCTGCCGCCGCCGCTGGCCAGCGACGAACGTTTTTCGATTCTGGCGAATATTGCCGCCGAACGCTTTGCGCAAATCGACCTGACGGCGTTGCTGGTCTATCTGGTGGATATCGTTGATGCCTCGGCACTGCCCTCGTTGGCCGGACAGTTTCATGTTCAGGGGCTGGAGGGCTGGCTATTTGCCGCCAATGAACAGGAGAAACGAGAGTTAATTAAACAGGCGATTGAACTGCATAAATATAAAGGAACTCCCTGGGCCGTTCGCCGCGTTCTGGAAATATTATCCTTACCCGGCACGATTTCCGAATGGTTTGAGTATGGCGGTAAGGCTTATTTTTTTAAGGTTGAAATTGAGCTAATTAACCAGGGCATGGATGAAAATCTGTTTAATAACCTGGTCGATCTTATTCATGAGTATAAGAACGTGCGCTCAAAGCTGGAAGCGTTAATTGTCTGGATAATTAACCAAAGCGCTATTCCTGTTATCGGCAGCGCGCTTTACGGTGGAGAAATAACGACCGTCTTACCCTTCCAGGTTCTGGAAGTTCAACAAACTAAACCGTTCTATTTCGGTACAGGGCAATGGAGCCTTGAAATTACATCTATTTACCCGGAGTAATTATGGATAATGAGTTTTATACCCTCCTGACCGACAGGGGAATGGCGAAAATCGCCAGCGCCCTTGCGGACAAAAAACAGCTACATCTACAAAAGATGGCGGTTGGCGACGGCGGCGGGCAATATTATGAGCCGACCGCCAGCCAGGCCAAATTACGCCACGAAGTCTGGCGCGGTGAGATGAATACGCTGACCGTTGCGCCGAATAATCCCAACTGGCTGATTGCCGAACTGGTGCTGCCGGAGGACGTTGGCGGCTGGTATGTGCGTGAAGTGGGCGTGTTCGACGACGAGGGCGAGCTAATCGCCATCGGCAAGTTCCCGGAATCCTACAAACCGCTGTTGCCCGGCGGCTGCGGCAAGCAGGTCTGTATCCGCCTGATTATGGAGGTCTCCAACACCACGGCGGTGACGCTGACGGTCGATCCGAGCATTGTGCTGGCGACGCGCGACTATGTGGATGTCCGGCTGGACGAGCATGAACATTCGACAAATCACCCGGATGCGACATTAACGCAGAAAGGGTTTACACAGCTCAGTAACGCCACCGACAGCGATGACGAAACCAAAGCCGCTACGCCGAAGGCGGTAAAAGCGGCGATGGCGGAAGCGCGTAATCACACGCATACCTGGAACCAGATCACTGGCGTTCCGGACGGCACGCTGACGCAAAAGGGGATTGTTCAGCTTAACAGTGCGACGGACAGCACCAGCACAACGGAAGCGGCAACGCCGAGCGCGGTCAAGGCGGCGATGGATAAGGCGAATGCGGCAGCTCCGGCGAACCATACTCACGTCTGGAACCAGATTATCGGCGTCCCGGACGGCACGCTGGCGCAAAAAGGGATCGTGAAACTTAATAACGCCACCGATAGCACCAGCACCACCGAAGCGGCAACGCCCAGTGCGGTAAAGGCGGCGATGGATAAGGCAAACGCGGCGGCCCCGGCCAGCCATATACACGCCTGGGGGCAGATCACCGGCGTCCCGGACGGTACGCTGACGCAAAAAGGGATTGTGAAGCTTAATAGCGCCACCGATAGCACCAGCACCACCGAAGCGGCAACGCCCAGTGCGGTAAAGGCGGCGATGGATAAGGCAAACGCGGCGGCCCCGGCCAGCCATATACACGCCTGGGGGCAGATCACCGGCGTCCCGGACGGTACGCTGACGCAAAAAGGGATTGTGAAGCTTAATAGCGCCACCGATAGCACCAGCACCACCGAAGCGGCAACGCCTAGTGCGGTCAAGGCGGCGTATGACAAGGCGAGCGCAGCGGCTCCGGCTAATCATTCCCATTATCAGTTTTTTACGGCTAACGGTACGTTTACGGTACCTGATGGGGTGACTCAGGTCTTTGTGGAAATGTTAGGAGGAGGAGGAGGAGGTGGTGGTGGTGCAGTCACCGATGGAGGATTCGCGGGTGCTAGTGGTGGTTCGGGAGGAACCTGTGGAAGCACAAATATTTCCATTGTTCCTGTAACTCCGGGAGGAAAATACGCGGTTATAGTTGGCGCAGGAGGGGTTGGCGGAGTCGCAGCCAGTCAGTCGTCTACGGCACCATCAGGAATTCACACCTTGGTAACTAGCACGCCAGGATCCCCCGGTATTGATGGCGGGGATTCAATTTTTGTTAATGTTACCGCCAAAGGTGGTTCAGGAGGAGCCGGCGGCGTTATCTCAACTGTATCAGTAATAAACCCAGCCCCATCTGGTAATGGCGCAGCAGGGGAAAACTCATCGTACGGTACGGGAGGGAGCGGTGGCAGTAATACTGACGGGGGCAATGCTGGTGGTTATGGTGCCGGGGGCGGCGGAGGCGCCAGAGGCAAAACCACTGGCAGTGATAATACCTATAGTGGGTCTGGCTTTCCTGGAGGGAAAGGCTCAAACGGTTTTGTAAAAATTTCATGGTGAATATATGACTCAATATGCATATTACCATCCGGCAACCTTTGAGGTTATAGACTGGATTGATACTTCTTCATTAAACGTAGTGTTACCTGACTCAGTAATTTCTATAGATGATGAGCAGTGGCGACTAAGAGATAAAAATTGTTGGGTGTGCCTTAACCCTCTTGAATTTATTACTACACCGCCACCCGGAAGATTTTACCGATTGCAGGGAAACGAGTGGGTATATGACGAAGCGTTATTTGTCTCAGCACTTGAAAGTGTAAAAGCACAAGTTATACAGGCAATCAAAGCTCACCGCGACACCGTTACCGCCGATTATATCGTTATCGACGGCAACCATTTCCACAGCGATGCTAACAGCCGTATTCAGCAAATGTCACTCACCAGAATGGGTCAGACAAAGCAGATTCCGGCAGGGTTAATGTGGCAGACCAAAAATAACGGTTTGATTGAACTGACCAACGACATCGCCGCGCAGTTTGAAACCGTCACTATGGATCATGATATGCGCCTGTTTGCCAACGCGCAGCGGCATATTGCGGCGGTAGAGGCGCTGGAGGATATCGAGGCTGTGCTCGACTACGACTACTCATCAGGCTGGCAGCCATGAGTCAAACCACCGTCTGGCTCGCTTGCTATAAGGGGCGATCGGAGTATCGCGGCATCGCCAGGCTGGCCGACTGGCTCACGCGCAAAGTCACGCGCGGTATCTACTCTCACTGTGAACTGGCGGTAGAACACGGCGGTAATGAATACCTCTGCTACTCCGCGTCGTTTCGCGATCGCGGCGTGCGGGGAAAGATAATACCGTTACCGGACGATAAGTGGGATAAGCTACCGTTAAAGGCCACGTTGCCGGAAGTGGAGGCCTTTTTCCGCAAACATAACGGCAAACGCTATGACTGGCAGGGCGCGCTCGGTATCGCGCTGTATAACCGGGAGCGCAAAGATAAACTGTTTTGCAGCGAGTTTTGCGCTGAATTTCTCGGACTAAACGATAGCTGGCGCTACTCCCCCAGCCACCTTTATGCCTTAGTCAGTAGCTGGCAATACGATTGTTGAATCTCTCGCCGGGTATAAAGCCCGGCGGTGTTGAATTAAGTAATACCCGTTAGTATTTATTTGTTAGCATCAAATGTTCAGTTTGCATAGCAAATGAAGTATTATAAAAAACCATCTTATAGTATTTTTACCAATTGATACGTGAACCTCCCACGATAATAACATTTATTTAACAAGCTAGCTTTCTTCGTTGGAGGAAGAAAAAATCAAACTCTTACATTGCTTATTATTTTCCATATCTAAAAAAGGAAGTGGATTACGGAAATACTGGCGGCATGAGATCATTCGCAGGAATGAATTTTTATTATATCGATTACTTATGCAGGCCAATAACAATCGCCGTCGTAATTTTTTATTTTGGTGGCGTCTGGCAAATGAGATGTATATCTATGGTTCAAAAAAACAGAAAAAAACTGGATTATGGATTAATCGCAAGCTAAATTCCAAATTTGGAATTGATATAGAGCTGGGAGCAGTAAAAAGGGGAAATAAGATCACTCCCATCCCAACTCTTATTTTATATCTCCCCATGGAAATATAAAAGACAAAACAATCATTAAAACATTTATCAACTTACATTACATATATTAATAACATTATAAACAAATTATTTACATTCACATCTTGAATGTAATTAAACTTCAATAACCATATGAACACTAATTTTGTTGCAATATAAAGCACATTAAATATAGTGGAACATGGCTAAAAACACCTAATATTCACCGGGGAATATAATGATTATTGTTTCTGTGCTCAGACAAAGCAAAGACTTCACCACAAAACATGCTCAATGGTTACATAAGCAGCTCAAAGGTTATGATTCTGTTTGTTTAACAGATGCGCTAAAGATAAAAGGGGTAAATACAGCGCCTCTTTTGTATGATTGGCCAGGATGGTGGGCAAAACTAGAACTTTTCAATCCACTGCATCCTGTTCTTGGTAATGAGGATATTCTCTATATTGATATAGATAGCGTTATTGTGGGAGATATTACTCCTCTGACAACTATGAAAAAAATAACATTACTTAATGACTTTTCTCAGCATGGTGCTTCAGTTGCGCCAGCAACAGGTATTATGTTTATTCCTGCACCCGCAAAAAAAAATGTGTGGGATGAATTTATGAAAAATCCTGAAAAGGAAATCAATGCCATAAGAACCCCGCCCTATCATGGCGATCAAGGATTTATCGGCAGAATATGTCAAGATGCTGAAAGATGGCAAAACATCTTACCCGGAAGAATTATTAGTTACAAAGCTAATATAGCAACACCAAAAATGATTGGTTTTAACCCTGAACTATACGATGGGACAGGTAATGGAAAATTACCTGACGGAGCAAGCATAGTCTGTTTTCATGGTTCCCCTCGCCCCTGGAACACAGCATTGCCCTGGGTGCCTTATTTTAGTTTAAAAAACACAATCCAAAGCAAAGTGAAACAATATAAGTTATCACTGCGTTAA